CCCGTAAAGAGGACATCACTGACTTGCGTCGTGATTTGCTAGGGCCTGTCATTCGACAACACATTCCAGTAGTTCCCGATGGCTCTCGAGCCAATCTGCTGGCCGCGTTTGACAAGCGCTGCAATTACTTCACTAACAAGCGTTGTCCACTCGATATCTTGGATGCCAATGCCAGGTTACTTGACAGGTTGTCGCCCACGGGGGCACAGCCGTTGGTTTATGATCGTGACCTATTTGAGACATGGAATTCTCAGTTTAGTTCTGCCAAACAAGCCCGACACTTGAAGGCTTATGGCAAAATTTCTGACTGCACTCTCAGAGATTTCTCTGACAAGGAAATTTTTGTCAAGGTGGAGGCTTTGCTGAAACGCCATGACCCAAATTGGGCCCCTAGGATCATTTACCAATCTAGTGACCTGCACAACGTCTTACTTGGGCCAGTCATGTGGCAATGTTGCAAGCGGATGTTTGCTGCTTTAGGACAAGACACTTCCAGCCCTGTTACTCGGTTGGGAGCGTATAAGCAACAGACGCCCGCTATTGTTAATCACTTGCAACAGGGAGGTTCTGCGGATTGCATTTATTTGGAATCCGACTTCTCTGCCAATGACATGACCCAGGTTCAGGATGTTCACATGCTTGAAGTTTTGTGGTTAGAACGCTTTGGAGCTCCAAAGTGGCTTACTGGCTTGATGCTTGTCGCTAACACTTTCCGTGTTGGTTCTCGCAAGCATAAAGTCAAAGCCACTGTCAAGAATCAGCTTCCGACTGGCGCTCAATCCACTACTTTCCGTAACAGCATGTGGAATTTGACGCTCAACGCTCGGTTTTGCGAATTGGTTAACGCGCGCGGCAGCGTTTGTGTCTTGGGTGACGATATGGTCATGCGACTTTTGTCAAATGGTCATTTTCGACGCCCAAGAGACTACCGACGTTTGTACGAGAACGTCTGTTCGCGCGCGCATATGAAGGCTGTTGTCAAAACACATTGTTTCTTGGAACAGTGTAGCTTTCTATCCAAACATTTCGTTCCTACCGCCTCGGGGCACGTTATGGTTCCTTTTCTCGGAAAAGCGGTCGCCCGTTTTAATGTACGCGCTAGTTCTAACGAAGCAGTATCAGATCGAGCTTATTTGTGCGGCAAATCTTTGTCGTACGCTTATGAGTTTCGATTCTGTACTGGCGTTCGTAACGCGTTTTTGCGCCGCTTCAAACAGTTGTATGTGACTGATGAAGATGTGAGTTTAGACGCCCTTGGCTGGACGGCCAAAGGGGCGTTCCTTGAGTTGGGCCTGGACGGTGTTGTTGCTTCTATTGCTAACCCTGGTGTTAGTGGTAGTCGCTGCGACTTTAACCGTTTTTGGCACACAAACTACGGAATCACTTATTCTGATGTCATGTGTTTACTGGACCGTTTTCTTTTCGGTGAAAGTAACCTTGACGTCGAATCGCTCGGTTTTCTCGCCAAAGATTGGTTGTGACC